TAGGAGGAGAGTCGACTGCAACGAACATCTCTCTATACTTTCCACATCTCATGTGGGATCTTGCTTATAACCCTGTCTGTATAGTATTAACTACAGACCAAGCGGGCCCGCTCCAACGGTGGGGAGTTAATCCCTCTTAGGCACCTTCCCTTATTGTCTCGCCTGGGGTCAGGCGTCCCTTTTACTACGGGAAAGTAGGGGTAACAGTCAGGTAATCCAAAGTTGGACAACACAGAAAATGCAAGAACGTAAAATCCGGTCCTGCACCAGCTTCAACTTGTATGTTGATAGGCTGGAAATTATCCGCGGTGTCAGCGAGTGCATTAGTGACCTTCATCAGTAAAACAGCAGATTGAATATCTGTGCCATCATAACTCGAACCAGTTAAAAACTTGTTCGGGTCTGATAGTGAGAAATTGAAATTGTTGTAATCTGGGAAATTGAAAGTCAAACTAGCATTCGTACGATTGGACGTGATGGCAATGCCACCAAGACCATCGACAACTCGATTCAATGCTTGTTGCTGACCACCCCAAGGGCCCAATGCACCAATTCGTGCACTTGAAGAGGCCCCTGCCACGGTGGCTGTAGAAGCAACAAGTGTCGTACGGTCCACTCCGGTAACGGTACCAGAACTTCGGAAAATCTTCACATCGTCCAATGCATTAAGGTATTCTGCGGCTGGCGTCAACGTATAGTTGACGCTGCCACGGTATCCCAAAAACATACCACCCACATAAGGAATGTGGTTGGCATAACATGCTGTGAACGGTGCAGTTCCCGAAGCGGCAACAATCTTGCCAGCAACAGTACCACTGCCTGGATCATAACCTGGCCAAGCTGGCATTCGCTTCAAAGAGGCATATCTATATAGATGCATACCTGTTGAAGCCGAGTTACCACAAGTTAGATACTGTGTTAACAAGGAACGATGTAATATCGTTCGCAATGATAACACAGCCTCACCAAAATTTTGTCCATATCTCTCTGCAACCATTGCACTGGGAGTACCAATTACAATTTGCTCAGACACAATATCAGTAAGTTCCTCACCCTGCAAAGCAAAAGGTGTAGGAACCGAATTGACCATTGTGTTACCACCCTTGGGGTTAGCAAATTCAAAATTGTCACCTCCTGATACAAAGAATAACAAAGTGATAGAACCACTAGCTGGAGCGGTCAACGTATTGAGTACGCGGACCGTCAAAACACCGTTGTCAATCCCAACCCGAGGAGGGGTGGAACCACCGGGAGCCCAATTTGCGTTAAAGGATTCATCAGTCTGTAACCACCCCAAATCTTGATGATAAGGAACAGTAAACGTGATGTCATCTTTCTCGCCAATATCGACAATCTCTGTATAAACGGTGTTCTCAGCAGGATTAGTCGCTGTAATGTCATTCCTCGGGTCGTATGAAATTTTCAAACGTCCCTTATGGAATTTAGTAACAACAACTTTCATGCGAATCTTCAGATCACCTCTCCAATGCTTGAACATAGTGCCAATATAGGAGAGGGGGACATGATAGACCCGTTGACCGACATTCGACGGTACTGTATTCTGCAAAACAACAGATGAAGACAAGTTCGGATTTATACGAACATTGAACAACAATGCGTCAGCAGAATCAGTAGTCGACCATGTGGTGGCACCAAAATAACTCTCACGACTCCTAATATAGGACATAGCGAGTTCATCAGTACTACCAATACCATGGGGAGACGGATCAATAGACAATTCCTGCTTAGGATCCAACGATAATTTTTGTACTGGAGTACCAATACCCGTGGATGCCAACATAGGGGCATTCATCGGTTGGTATGGACAAACATTCTCAATAACGGGCACATTAGTGTACCCGAAAAGAGCTGCCATCTTACTCACAGCACCGGCACCAATCTCTGTAGCTCTAGCAAAGCGTCCTATAATAGGAATCTTTGTAAGAGCCGAAGCCGCAGCAGCAATAGCTGATGCGGGCAAAGAAACTGGTCCGTCACCATACTCATCACCTTGCAATGTGAGCTTCGACGTGGAACCCATTAGTTCCACATCAGTCATCCAGGCGTAGGTACGAACAGTAACACTGGTCGAACCACCTGAAACAGCCACAGCAAGGGGAGCATAAATCACGTGATTGATGGTTCCCATAAACTGAACCTGGGCGGCTGACGTAATATCCATCCAATTTTTATGGAGGAAGAAACGGCAGACCATCTCACCGCCAGCATTTGCTTGCGGATGAATGAAAAACCCAGGTTGTTGAGAATAGGGAATTAGAGTTGTGAGAGGAGTCGTTACATTCGTACGAATCTTATCACTAACCCATCCCAACAATGGTGAATAGCACGTACGCAAAGCGCCGTACTGGAAAGGGGTGCCGTTTACCACAACCTTCAGGTGTAGATTTCCACGCATAAATGCATAGTTATCTATCTTCTTCTTAATAGCTGTGCTATTAAGAAAAGCATACCAGGGAGTAAAAGTAGTTTTAACCCCAGCAATATCTGAAGTCGACCAACTCGTAGTGTCAATAAGAGTTGGACGGGCAAGAAAATTCCCCAACGATAAATCGTCGGTGTTATCTACCCTTGCGACTGGATTTCCTGAGGTTGGTAACTCCAAATACACGCCACCTTCGTTATCTACGAAAGTGACTGTCTCTGATTCCTGAACTTGTGAACCAACGGCATTATCGAGGGGGACATCGTCCCCCTCGATTTCTTCAGACTGCAACTGCAGTAAATGATACAAACTACTCCAAGAGCGCGTGGTATCTAACGCGACCATGGGGGAGGTACTTCTGGTGACCTCCTCAACACTTGTTTCAATTTTCTGTTGTTCTTTCTGTGACTAATATACAAATACGCATGAACAGCCAAATACACACGTACGTTCTAGCATGATTG